GCGATGCGACTGGTGACGATGCAGCGGCTACGGGCTACGGCTCGCGAGGCGCTGTTGGGGGTGGCGTGACATGCCGAGGGGCAAGAAGGCCGAGGGCAAGAATCCCGGCGGGCGTCCAACGACCTGCACGGATGAAATCATCGAGAAGCTCTGCGATGCGCTGGAGCGGTTGGGCGTCGGCAAGTACGCCTGCATCGAGTGCGGAGTCAGTGAGGGCACGGTCCTGAGCTGGCAGAACAAGGCGTCGCAGGGTGGGCAGTTCGCGAAGTTCGCGGACCGATGGGCACGCGCGCGCGTACGATCTAGGGCAGCTCTGGTCCAAAACATCGCCACGGCAGGCGCTGATGACTGGCGTGCCTCGGCGTGGCTCCTCGAGCGCTACGACCCCGAGTACTTCCCGCAGAAGCCCGAGGTGCAGGTCACGACGCACGTTCACCAGGGCGCCGAGGTTGCGCCGTTGTTGCAGAAGCTCGTCAGCGCCAAGCCCGAGAAGGTCGGCAACGCGTGAGCGTCCTGCTGTCATGGCAAGGCGGCCTCGGTGAGACGCGCTTCGGCTGGCATCCCGGACGACCCTGCGAACTGCCCGACTGCCACGAGCACGCACGGTACGTCTGCGACCATGACGACGCGCAGGGCCGCTGCGGGCTAGAGGTCTGCAGCGCGCACTCGGTCGAGACGGTGCCGGGCAACAGTACCCTGCATCTCTGCGTGCATCATGCCTCGCATCAGCGAGCTTGACCCGCTGCCGTGGCAGGCAGAGTTCCTCCGAGCTGGCTTGTCGGGTGAGTGGCCATCAGACGCAGCGGCGGTCCGCGGTGGCTTGGGCTCGGGCAAGTCACTCGCGCTCTGTGCTCTCGCCATCCTTCTTTGTGAGACTCGGCCCGGCGCGCTGGTGGTCGTCGGCATGGACACGTTCCGGCGTCTGCGTGACGTGCATTTACCGCATCTGCACGGCCTGCTCGCGGGCTCGGCGGTAACTTACGCGGCGTCCGAGCAGGCGTTCGTCTGGGCGTCAGGGTCGCGGCTTTTGCTCGCGCATCTCGACACCCCGGCGAACTCTGGTCCGGGGTCGAGCCCCATCGAGGGCTTGAACGCACACGCGGTCCTCGTGGACGAGTGCCAGGTACTGCGGCCTGACGTGCTCGACGTGGCACGGTCGCGTGCTCGTGTACCTGTGGCCGACCAGCGCGGCCAGATGCAGCGGCCCGTCGTCGTGACCTGCGGCATCCCGGTCGAGCCTGCGTGGTGGGTAGAACGAACGCGGGAGATAGGCGGCGAGGCTTACCTGCCGCAGTCGTCGGAGAACGCGCAGCACCTCGGGGCGGGATGGCTTGAGCGCATGCGTGAGACGCTGAGCGACCGTGACTTCGCGGCCCTCGTGGAGAACCGGCCGCTGCCCCCGGTTGGGTCGGTCTTTCACGCGTGGGCGCCTGAGAAGTGCGTGACGCAGGAGCTGGTCGACTACAGCTACATGCGCACGATGCTGGCCATGGACTTCGGTCTGAGGCATCCGTGCGCGCTCCTGCTCGTCGAGCTCACGCGCGGTCGATGGCACGTGACCCGAGAGTGGGCGCCCGACGACGAGACGTTGCCCGACTTCTTGGCGCGCCTCTCCATCGAGTGCACGCCTCGGCGACTGTGGCAGCCGGGCAGCCAGCGCATCCCGCTCGACGCCGTCGTGGCCGACCCTGCAGGCGGCGCGCGCTCGGCGCAGACCGGCGTCGCAGACCTCGACCTCGTGGCGTTGTCGCCTCCGAAGGGGTTGGGCATCATGCCCCGCATCGAGCGCGACCCCGAGCGGCGGGACATCGTCAGCGGTTGTACGCGGGTAAACCTCGCCCTTGAGCGCGGCGCATTGACGGTTGACCGTGCGCTTTTTGACGCGGGCATCCGAGCGCCTGCCAGCAAACGCACACTCGCCAAGGCCATGACCGGCTATCGCTGGGACGACCGCGCACCTGGTCGACCTGCCAAGGACGGCACGCACGACCACCACGCCGACACGCTGCGGTACGCCGTGCGCGAGGTGCTGTGGTATCTGCCAGACCCGACGCGGCGGGAGGCTGCGCCTGCAGCTCCTGAGCGTCGACGTGTCGAGCTCGACCCGATGGACGTGCGCTGAGCTTGACGCGCTCGGGCAACGTGGTAGCTTGACCTCGGGGGCGGCCCTAGCTGGCGAGTCAAGCGTGTGTCGTGGGATGGTCTCGCGGCGCATGTGCTGAGTCTAGGCCTTGCCCCCGGCCAATCTAGGAGGGTCGAATGGTCTCGTTCACGTCGCTCATCATCCTCGCCAAGTTCATCGCCCATAGCTGCGGAGGTTCCCTGTGACTGCCATCTTCGTGAAGATCGTCCTCATCGCCTGCCACGGCGGCCTGTACAGCATCATCTGAGAGTCTCCCCCGCCAAGCCAAGGCTCGCGGAGTCCCGGCCCGACCATCGGTAGACGGTCCCGCTGGGCGCCTTGAGCACTGACCGTGCGTGTCTTGGCGGGGGCGTGCGTTTTCTAACGCGCTGTGCTAGGGTGCCGCTCATGGCACTCTCCGTACAGGTCAACAAGTACACCGCTCCCGAGGCCGTCGACGGCAAGGGCGTGGGCGTGCAGTCGTTGCCGGTCAATGACGGCGAGACCAACCTGCGCCTCGTTCAGCTGGCCCCGCGCATCGCTGCGTACCGTGTGGCGATGCGCTGCGCTCCCTGCGCAGTCGGCGCTCAGGCGCTGCTCGGGCTGGCGACGCAGGCCACGTGGGATGTCGCAGCGGCGCCCGACTCGCCCACGTCTGAGGCTGCGGCCGAGGTTGTCCGGCGCACGCTCGGTCTCGGTGGGTACGCCTCCCCGGTCATCGAGTGGGACGGTCGAGTGCTTAGCCTGCCGTCGTGGGAGACGCGGATGCGTCAGCTCCTGACCGGCGCGCTCTACGGCTTCGCCTTGGCCGAGATGGTGGCCTATCCCTACGAGGGCACCACGTACATCGACCTTGAGCCGCGCGACCAATCGAGCGTGCGTCAGTGGGTCTACGAGGGGCGGCGCATCGTCGCGGTTGACCAGTGGCAGCGCGAGCCTTACGGCCTGTCCAGCGTCGGCTCGGTGCGTATCCCCTACGAGCGCCTCGTGCATCTCGTCTGGCCGTCGCTGTCTGAAGGCGTCGAGGGCGTGGGCCTGCTGCGTCAGGTCGAGCCCCTGGCCTCGGACTACCGACGCGCGACCAACCTGCGCAACGTCTTGGTCCAGCGGTACGCGGTGCCGGTTCCTACCGTCACCATCGACGAGGACGCCTTGGCCCGTCAGCGTGGCACGGCTCCCTCGCAGCAAGAGTACGAGGCTGCGCGCGACGAGCTGCTGCGCGTGCTGCGTCGGTACACCTCGCACGAGGAATCTGCGCTCGTGCTGCCGTCGTGGGCGTCGCTCTCCTTTGAGGGTGCGTCTGCTGCGTCTGGCTCTGGTCCGCTCTCCGCTGTCGTCAGCGACATCGAGCGCGAGATTCTGCAGGCGTTCTATGTGCAGTTCTTGGCGATGGGCTCCAGCGGCTCGTCTGGCGCCTACGCTACGGCGCAGGTCCACGCGGAGCTCGCGGCGCAAATGGCGGGCGACTTGTGCCAATGGCTGGCCGAGGGGCTTAGCTCCTACGTGCGCGCCATCGTCAACGCGAACATCGGCCCGATGCCGCTCGACCAGCTCCCGCGCCTGACTTACTCGGGCATCCGGTCGAGCCTGTGGGTGGAGAAGGTCGGCGACGTCGTGTCACTGCTCTCTGCTGGCGTGCTCACTCCCACGGCCGAGGACGAGCGGGCTATCCGGTCCGCGCTCGAACTGCCTGCACCGACGCGGGCGGCTGAGGTCCGGTCTGAGCGTGAGCGCCTCGGGCGCACCGTGCGGCCGACGACTACACCTTCTACGCTTCCCGGAGGCATCTGATGCCGTTGCTGTCGACTGAGGAACTCACGCCCCCAGAGGCAGTGCAGCGCGAGGCGCTCAAGGGCGTGGCTCTGCACGAGGCGGGCAAGTCGGGCGACGGCATCAAGCCCGAGACCATCCGGCGCGCCAATAGCATCGCCAACGGCGAGCCGCAGTCAGAGCAGTGGGTGACCAGCGAGGCGCCCGCGTGGTTTGCTCGTCACGAGGCCGATTGGGAGGAAGGCGTCGACGACGTCGAGGGCCAAGAGTCCCCCGGCTTCGTCGCGTGGCTCCTGTGGGGCGGCGACGCTGGTGAGGAGTGGGTCGAGGAGATGCAGCAGCTGTATCTCGTGCGACGTGCGCAGGAGGAGGGCAGCGTGCCTAGCCCCGGCGTTTCGGCGCTCGCAGTCGAGCCCTCGCACCTCGCGGCCATCGCTGCGGGTAAACCCAAGCGGTACTTTGAGGGCGCGCTCGGCACGATGCACGTGGACGGCCCGCTCTACCCCATCGACTACTACAGCATGCGCCTCGACCTGAAGCGCGCGCAGCTGCAGGGCGAAAAGGTCATGGTGATGCACGTCGACAGCCCCGGCGGCTACGTGGCCGGAGTGCGTGAGACCAGGCGTGCTATCGCTCGGGCGCAGGAGCAGGGCATCTACGTCCTCGCTTACGTCTCGGGCATGGCTGCCAGCGCTGCACTCTGGCTTGCCGCTGCGGCTGATGAGGTCGTGCTCTCGCCTCTGGCGCAGGCGGGCTCGGTGGGCGTCGTGGTCACCCTCGCGCGCGATGGCGAGGAAGGCAGCACGGTCGAGGTCGTGTCGAGTCAGACGCCCCGCAAGCGTGCATCGACGAGCGACAGCGACTACATCGCAGCCCTGCA